GAACCGTGACAAGCACTGGATCTCTAACACTTGGCGGAACCTTGTCCGGTGTAAGTCTTACCAGCCAGGTATCTGGAACGCTACCAATCGCCAATGGTGGGACGGGTTCGACATCGACGACATATTGCAACTTGACCACAAACGTCACTGGCACGCTTCCTGTTGGAAATGGCGGCACTGGCGCGACCACGTTCACGGCAAATGCGTTGCTTAAAGGCAACACAACAAGCGCTGTCTCTGCATCGAACGTATCTGATAACGGCTCAACAGTCAGCATCGGATCTGGCATTGGCTTCTCAATCGCTCGGACCACTGTCACGTCTCCAGCCGCTGCGGACGGAAACGTGTTCTCTGGAACCTATACGCCAACATCGTTCAACACGACGAACATCGCGGCCAGCACTCCGCAATCGGCGCAGTATCTCCGTGTCGGCAATACGGTTACGGTCTCCGGCCAGATCGACATTGATCCGACAGCAACAGGCTTTGCAATCCTTGGCCTGTCGCTTCCGATTGCCAGTGCAATCACATCAGCTGTTCAATTATCTGGCGTATTCAACTGCCCAGATGCTGCTGGTGGCGGCGTTTATGGCGATGCGACAAATGATCGCGCCACGTTCCAGTTCACGGCATCATCTGCTGCCAATTTAACCTATTACTACACGTTCACATATCGTGTATTGTGATTTCAAATTGAAAGGTTGCTGAGATGGCAGTTGTTGTCAAAACCCTGATTCCGTCAAAGCAGGCGGAAAACGTTCTAACGGTGCAATACTCCGTGTCGACTGGACGCACCATCATTGATAAGTTCACCGCGACAAACACCAGCGGATCTAACGCTGGAATAAATGTCTATCTTACTCAATTCGGCGAGGCAGCTGGAGTCAGCAATCTCATCGTTGATACACGCGTGATCGTGCCTGATGAGACATACACCTTCCCAGAGTTGGTCGGCCAAGTTCTTGAGGCTGGTGCATCCATTCTAACAAACGCAAGCGCAGCTTCGGCATTGACCATTCGCGCATCTGGACGGGAGATTACATCGTGAAAAAGCCAATGATTATGATCGGTGGGTTTGGCGGAATTCGTGAAAGCGAACCGTTCATCACAACAGCTGAGAACAAGAAGAACACGCAGACCGTCATTGACGACTGGATGCTTGGCCCAGAAAAGCCCAGCAACGAGCGCGGTGCTAATCCTGAATATTGGAGTGCGCTTGGCAAGGCTATGCAATGCGATGAGACGGAAGCTCGTCGTCGTCGCTGCTCGAACTGCGAGTATTACGACAACAGCACGTTGACGCAGGCCAAGATGGATAAAATCCCTTGGAACGCATGGGACGTTGATGCTGGTTTCCGTGGCTATTGCCACAAGTTCGAGTTCATCTGCCATGATCTTCGTGCCTGCCAGGCATGGGAAGAACGCGAGTTTGAATTCGAAGATTGATTGTGATAGAGTGTAGCCACCGAGCGTCATTGAGCAGCCGGTGGCTCACCTTAAAGGGGTTTGAATGACGCAGGACGGATCACCAAAGTATTGGCTCAGACGGAACTTCACCGAGGCACTTGGCCTTTCGGAAGAAGCATCCGACTGGCTTATCTCGCTTTGGGAGGTCGTTCAGTTGTTTGATGATGTTGCAGATGGCGCTGCTGTCGATCGTGAAGATCTTGATGCAGCCATATGGAACGCATTGATAGGACTTCCATCTAATGGATTCTATCAGCGCAACGCGCACGTTCTGATTCCGCTGATGGGCATTGCTGTTTTCAAATGGAAGGCATCGGACACCGTTGAACGTGATGGCGGTGCCTGTGCCACAAGTTTCGTCTGGCGTGCTGGATATTATGATCTTGTCTTGGCTGCGGTGCAGATCGAGCATGGCGTGCAGGTTGCAATGGATATTGGCCACGCTGTCTTGAAGCTATATGGCGAAAGCCTTGAGGAATATATGAAGGAAATGTCTCATGCCTGATCCAATCACCGCAGCGGTTGTCGGTGTTTCTAGCGTAGCGAGTGGCGCGATGGGTGCAAGCGCAGCCAAGAAGGCTGGTGCCGCACAAGAACGTGCCGCGATGATGGGCGTGGAAGAACAGCGTGCCGCTCGTGAAGAGCTTCGTGCATTGCTTAATCCGTATGTTTCGGCAGGAACTCCAGCATTGCAGGCTCAGATGGCTGCACTTGGCTTGTCAGGCCCAGAGGCGCAGGCTGAATATGTTGCTGGGCAAGAGCAAAGCCCAATCTTTCAGGCTTTGGCACGCCAAGGCGAAGAGGCTCTTCTGCAAAAGGCTTCTGCCACTGGCGGATTGCGTGGTGGCAACATTCAAGGAGCATTGGCTCAGTTTCGTCCGCAGCTTCTCAATCAGTTCCTCGAACAGCAATATGGTCGCCTTGGTGGCATGACCACGCTCGGACAGCAATCTGCGGCTGGCGTTGGATCGGCTGGAATGCAAACGGCTGGTGCAATTGGAGAATTGTTTGGACAGGCTGGTCAGGCACAAGCTGGAGCGAAACTTGGCGCTGCAAAATCGTGGGGCAACGTCCTAAATCTTCCTGCTCAGTTTGCAGGAATGGCCTATGGAGCTGGCAAGCCTGGCTTCGGAAAAATGTTCTGAGGTGATTTATGGCACAGCCGTTTGATTATAGCTTGAAGATTCCATCGCCTGGAGAGTCCTTCCTCTCTGGGATTCAAATCGGTCAGCGCCAGCAGCAGGTCGAAGCCGATCGCGCACGCGCTCAGGCTGAAACCGATAAGCAGGCGCGCCTTGCAGGGTTTGGAACGGAAGTTTCCAACTGGGTGAAGAACCCAACTCCAGATGGCTATAAGCAGTTGTTGGCTAAATATCCTGAATTTCAGCAGGAAATAAATGCAGTCCAAAAAGGCGCAAGTGCTGCCGAGCGTCCTGTCATCCGCACATTGGCTGGCGAAGCTCTTATGGCGCACCGCAACAAAAAGCCTGAAATGGTGGTCGAATTGATTGATCAGCGCATTGCAGCTTCCGCTGATAATCCTCAGCTTGTCCAGAAATTTCAGGACATGAAGAAGGTTTATCAGCAGTATTCGGATAATCCGAAGCTGCAAGAGTCGCTGATCGTCACGGCATTGGCGCAGGACGAAGAAGGCTCTCGGATTTACGAGAAGGCTTTCAAGGAAACTGAGCCTTATGTCACCGTTCCTGGCGTTGGCATTGTTTTGAAGTCTGACATTAATCGCGCAGTTGATGCAGCTGAGAAGTCTGGATCTCCAGATGTGAACGTGAAACCGATCATCCCTGCTGATGCAGAGGTTGATTTGAAGGCTGGTCGTGTTACGCCTCAAGCGTTTGACAAGGTGTTTGGTGCTGGCAGTGCTGCCAAGGTTATGGGGACGGGAGGTCAGTCGGGTTCTCCGGCTGGTAACTTTCGTTAATGGCCGAGATGTGATTGGACAGCTTTTCCCTAATGCCACGATCACTTCTGGCTATCGTGGTCCAGAGCATTCGCTGTCAAAAAAGAATCCGAAATCCTATCATGCACTCAGTATTGGAGCGGTCGACATTGCACCGATTCCTGGGATGACATTTAACGAATATCTCACTAGCATCCGCAAGGCTGGCTATCGTATAGTCGAGGCACGGGATGAGGTGAAAAACCCATCAAAGTATGCTACTGGTCCACATTGGCACGTGGTGATTGGAAAATAATATGGCAACTCCTGACGACGAAGCATTCCTGAAGAAGTATGGCAACTATAAGCCTGCTTCTGCCAGCGTTCCTGTTACGACCATCAAACCAATCATTGGCGGTGAAACGCCTGAAGAGGCTGTTGCTCGTCGTGCTGAAGAGAAACGCAGAGTTCGCACTGGTGAAATTTCAGAAGTAACTGCTGCTCGTGCTGGCCGTGAAGAAGTTCGCACATCTGCAAATCAATTGCGCGATGAGTTTAATGGTCTTGAGACTGTTAAGGATTACAAAAAAGCTCTTCCAAATTATGCTGCCGCTTTGAAGACGCAGGACACCGGCACCGGCGATCTGGCCTTGGTTTACTATTTCGCCAAGACGATTGATCCTGGCAGTGCGGTTCAGCAAGGTGAAATGGATAACATCCAAACCACTGACGCACGCCTCCCAACTTTGGCGCAAAGAGCATTGCGTGAACTGCAAATGTCTAATGGAACGTTCACTAAAGAAGCTCGTGAAGGGCTTCGCAGAGAACTTCGTGGGATCGTTGATCAGCGCAAATCAGCTTATCTTGATGAGCGTGATCGCTATATGCAGATCGCCAAATCTCCTGAATATAATGTCAGCACGAATATCGTTGTTGGCGAAACGCCATTCGGTGAAAGATACAACGCTGAAATTGAATCTTACTGGAAGGACAGGGAACCTGCGCCTGCTCCTGGTGGCGCACCTGCACCAGCCGTTGCTCCAATCGAAGCTGGCAAGCCATTCCAGACGGAAGCGGATCTTGCTGCACAGCGCCAGTTGCAGGATGCTTGGAACGCTGGAAAATCCGTTGATGAGATCATTCAGCTGAATCAGCAGATCGGTCGCGGAGCGTTTGATCCTGATGCCATTAAGCTGATGCGCGATGCAAGAATGCAAGGTGCTCCAATTAACTTCTATGCGTCTCCAACTGGCCAGCCGACTGCCGCTGAAGGTGTTGTTGGTGAATTTCTCCAGACACCAGTTGGCGAGACTGTTGGCGGATATACGGTCGGCGCTGCAAACGCATTGCTTGCTGGCGGACTTGATGAGTTGGCTCCGATCCTTGGTCTTGATCCTGGCCGCGTTCAGGCTGCTAAAGAATATCTGCGGACTAAAGCTCCAGTCTCATCATTTGCTGGTGAAGTGACGGGTGGCGTCATTGGCGCTTTGCCAGCTATTAAGGGCGCTCAAGTTGGTCTTGCAGGCACTCGTTTCGCTGGTGCCGCACCATTGCTCGGTGAGATTGCTTATGGCGCTGGATATGGCGCTGGTGAGGCTCAGGAAGGTGAGCGTCTAACTGGTGCGCTGATCGGTGGCGGTGCCGCTGGCCTTGGCGGTGCGCTGGCCAATCGCTTCCTTCCAGGTGGTCCTGGCACGTTTACTGGCATGGCCCCTGAGGTTCCTGCTGGTGCCTTGATGCCTGAGATGCCTCCTGTTGCCGCTATGGCACCAGAAGCACCTCCTGTGGCCCCTATGGGTGCTGCTGCGCCTGAACCTACTCCAATGGCCGCTATGGCTCCTGAGCCTGCTGCACCAGCTCCTGGCGCTCCAGCCACGACAGAAGAAATGATCACGCTGGCCCAGAAGTCAGTCAGCCGCACACCTGGAGCATCAAAGGCACGCGCTCAGTTGGCTGAAATCGCCAAAACCAACCCAGAGGCAAAGGCTGCAGCCGACCGCCTTGGTGTTGAACTTCCAGTCGATGTCCTTAGCGACAACGCGCAGCTCAAGGAAGTCACTGGCCTGACGCGCTCTCAGATTGGATCTGAAGCAAAACAGGCTTGGAACGAGACTGTTTCGGCTGTTTCAGATCGCGCTCATCAGGCAATGGACGAACTGGATGCGGTCACCGATATATCGCAGGTCTCTGCTGATGTGTTTGATCGTCTGGACAAATCTCAGATGGGCCTTGGGCGTCAGGCAAGCGATCTTCGCCAAGAGGTAACGGATGCTGTCGATGTTCGTGGTCGCGTCGAAGCTGGAGGCGTTAAGGGCTGGCTCGAAGGCCGTATTGCGGATCTTGGCGGTGGCAAGGAAGGCATTGCCAACCTATCGCCAGAAGAAAAGCGCCTCTGGGGAATCGTCTCCAAAGGCCAGCCGACTTATGCGCTTATCAATGAACAGCGCGATCTGATCGGTCAGGCACTCGAAAAAGGCACTGGTCCTTGGTCGAACACCAACATGAAGCGCCTCAAGGACATTTATGGTGCTCTGGCTAACGATCAGATCAACTTCATCGAAGCAAGCGCAGGCAAGGAAATCGCTGACAAGCAGCGTGCCGCAAATACTCTGTTCAAGCAGATGTATGAAGGCCGCGAACAGATGGAGCGGATCTTCACCAAGAACCTCTCTGGAAGCCTTGCACCGTTGATGCAGCGCGCCATCACGCAAGGCACAAAGGGCAACGCTCAGACGCTCAATACTCTGGTCAAGATTATCCCAGAAGATATGCGCGGCAAGGTTCTGACTTCGGCGTTGTTTAAGGCTGCAAAGACAACCGATGACACGTTCAGCTTCACCAACTTCGCCAACATCTATCGTGATCTCCGTGCCAATGGCGCTATTTACAAGGAGTTCGCAAAGGCTGTCGGTCCAGAAGGCGATAAGTTGCTGACCGATCTTTATGCGATCTCACGTCGCTTGAGCGATGCTGACAAGGCTATCTCACGCACTGGAGCATCAACCCAGCTGCAGCTTCTCAACTCTGAGCGCCTTCTGAGTCGCATCTTGATGGCAAGCGGTGGCGCAGCTGGTGCTGGTCTGATCGGCAGTATGCTTGGCGGTCCTGGTGCTGCAATCGTTGGTGCTGGCCTTGCAGCTGCTGCGCCTGAGATTGCACAGCGCGTTGGAAAGACCAATGCTCAGAAATTGCACAACCTCATGAGCAGTGCCGAGTTTCGTGAATTGGCGACAAGTGCTGCAACTGGTGATGCGCTCGATCGCAACATTAACCGCGTTGCTGGGAGTGGCGCTTTCCGCGATTTCGCCAAGGCCGCAGGCATTGAACTCAAACAAGGTCGCAACTGGCTGCGCTCTGCCATTACGGCTGGCGCTGTTGGCGAAGCAGGTCCAGAAGCAGGTCCACCGGAAGGTGCTATTATAGTGAGGCCGCAATGACCTTCTCACGCATCGCAATTTCAGCAATAATCATGGCACAGGAGTTTAACTGATGGCCGCGCTTTCTATCCAGGTTCCGTATCCTGTTTTCTATGATCGTGATGGCCAGCCGCTCGATAATGGAAACATCTATATCGGCGATGCCAATCTCGATCCGGTAACGAATCCATTGCAGGTCTATTATGATGAGGCATTGACGCTGACTGCCAGCCAGCCGCTCAAGACGACCAATGGATACATCTATCGCAACGGCACTCCAACTCAGCTTTATGTTGATGCGACCGACTTCTCAATCTTGGTGAATGATAGCAAGAACCTTCTTGTTTACAGCTTCCCCCAGGCAACAGGCTTTGGCGTTGGAGCTTCTGGAATCAGCTTTGTTCCTTATGCGAACATCACAGCCACCAATGTTCAGGATGCGATCGAGGAAGAAATCGACGATCTGGCAGCAGCATCTGGATCATCTTTGATTGGCTTTTCCCAGCCTGGCGGAACCGCTGTTCTTCGCACCGCTCAGGCTCGTTTCCGTGACACTGTTTCGGTCAAGGATTTCGGTGCGACTGGCGATGGCACAACGGATGACACGACCACCATGCAGGCTGCGATTGATTATGCGATCGCCAATGGACGTGATCTGTTCATTCCTGATGGGACGTATATCGTCAATCAGCTTGTTTTTAACTCGACCTCATATGCGCTTATGCCTTCCATCTATGGCAGCGGACGCAATCAGACGATCATCAAGAAGAAGTCTGGTTCGACTGTCGGCGCTCTTTTGACGATTGGCTCCTTTGGCGCGACCAACTTCATGGCGAACGTCACTATCGAAGGCATCACCTTTGATGGATTGAACAGCGCCACCACGACCTGGGGCGTGCTGTGCTACAACTTTGTGCGTTCACGCATCGTCAACTGCATCGTCAAGAACTGCGACTTTGGCGTGTATTTCCAAGGCGGCATCGCCTCATGGCTTGTTGACTGCGTTGTGGTAAGCAATCGCCAAGGCTTCACAGCTGACAGCTTTGCATCGTCGGCTGGCTCCGCATGGCCAAACTATCACATCCTTCAGCGTTGTATCGTATCTGATAACACCCTTTGGGGCGTTTACTTCGACAACGGTCGGATGCTTCGTATCCTTGACTGCGACATTGAAGGCAACGGAACGCTCAGCAACAATGCGTCTGGTGGCATTCGCGTTGGTCCTGACATTGACAGCGAAGACACTGGCGCGAATCCGTTTGGCATCATCATCACAAACACGTGGCTTGAAAGCAACGCTGGCGCTGCTTCGATCGTGATGCTCTCTGGCCGCAACATGATTTACAACTGCAACATCGTTGCGAACGTAAACGCGGTTTACGACATCTATGCGGAAGGTTGCAATTACAACCTTTACGAAAGCGTAATCACGACTTCCAATAACCCATCTATCTATGAGACGGGATCGGTGTTGGTCGGCAACACGATCACCGCTGTCGCTGGGATCACGCTGGCTGAAATGTCAATCAACCGCGCAAAAACGCAGTTGGACTTCGGTGGCTATTCTGGTGAATTGGCTGAGATGCCAGCTGGCTTGCCGGAAGGCACGCGTGGCTTTATCACTGACAGCACAGTGACAGCGTCTGGAAACTTCGGTGCGGTGATTACTGGTGGAGGCGTAAACTATGTTCCAACATATTATGACGGTGTAGCTTGGAGGATTGGTTGATGAGCAACTTTGAACTTCTTTTGGCCTGCTATAAGTCTGGCCAGGTTAGTGAGCGTCAATGGCAAGAGCATCTCAAAGATGCAGATTTTGCTAAGTGGATGTTAGGCAAATGAATACTATTGATCAGACTCAAGCCCAACTTAATACTCACGAGCAAGTCTGCGCGCTGCGATATGATGGAATCTGCGCTCGTCTGAAGCGTCTGGAGAATGTCGGCCTGACTGTGGCTGGTGCAATGATCATGATGCTGCTCAGCATTTTGGTGAAGATGAACTGATATGCGTGCTGCGTCGATGTTGGCAGTCCTGCTGCTGCTGTCGGGGTGCAAAGACCGCTTTCGGTATGAGTGCCAAGATCCTGACAACTGGAACGTAGCAGAGTGCCAAAAGCCGAAGTGCGTGGCGTCTGGATATTGCACCGAGTATCTTGTGACAACTGGCTATAACGAACATGAAACCCACTAGAGAATGGTCGCCAGAGGAACTGCTTCGCTTCATCGTCGGCGTGGTGCTGTCGGTGACGCTTATGTTTATCGTGGCGACTGTGCTATACTCGCTGATATTTGTTTCGCAGCCGATGGATGGGCAGGCACCAAATGACGCAGAGTTTTTTAAGCTGATTAACCCGATTGCGACATTCATCGTTGGGGCATTGGCAGGATTGATGGCTGGGCAGGGCAGCGGTGAGACGAAGCCCAAAAAACCAGAGAAGATTGAAGGAGAAGATGATGAGCTTCTGGGATAGAATGGAAAGCAGCAAGGACGGAATCGATGACACCGTTGAGTTCACGATCCGCATGGCTGTTGTGACGCTTTCTTGTGTCATTCTCGTTGTCATTGTGGCGATGGTCGCTGGCCTGTTCGTTTCTGACAGCGTGGTCAGCAACGACAAGATTTTTGAGATAATCGGTCCAGCCTTCAACACTGTCGTCGGCGCGTTCGTCGGTTTGCTGGGTGGCTTGAGCCTCAACGCCAATGCGCGTGATAAGGAAACGCCTCCCGAAGAGCCACTTGAACTGACTGAGCTTGCACCTGAGCCTGATCCAGTTGTTTCTTCTCCAGTCGACGTTCAGGTCGATGAAGACGACGACGATGATGACGACATGGCCCCGTGGGAAAAGTATCGCAACGATCTGCGTTATGACGCCAATGGCGATGGCGTGGTCGATGAGTCAGACTTCCCTGACTGGCGCAATCCGGCAGCGTAAAGATGGGCGAACTCTCAACCGTTGAGATGATTGGCCAGCTTTGGCCTATCGTTCTCGCATTCATCACTCTGACAATCATCCTCGCTAAGATGGATGTGCGCCTCGGCGTTGCGGAAGAGAAAATCAAAACGCTGTTTGAATTATGGAATAAGGACAAGGACAAATGAGCCTCGTTAACCTTCAACAAAAGATCGGAGTGACCGCTGATGGTGCGTTTGGTCCAGGCACGCTTAAGGCAGCTGCGGCTTACTATAAACTATCACCTAATCGGGCTGCACATTTCTTTGCTCAAACGGCGCATGAATCGGGCAACTTCAAAGCGTTCAGCGAAAACCTGAACTATGGCGCGAAAGGATTGCGCGGAATCTTCCGCAAATACTTTCCGACCGATGCTCTGGCTCGTGCCTATGAGCGCCAGCCTCAGAAGATTGCCAACCGCGTTTATGCCAACCGCATGGGCAACGGGGATGAGGCGTCCGGCGATGGATGGAAGTATCGTGGCCGCGGATCTCTCCAGCTGACAGGCAAATCAAACTATCAGGCATTCGCTGATTATATC